GAGGCCATACTTACCGATGTAGGTGTGCCCTTCAAATTCCATATAGGAGAAGACTTCGTTCGGATCAGACGAGTCCTCGTAGATCAGGGACAGACCGCTCCCCGGTGTCGGGCCGGGAGGCTGTGGCCCCGGAGGGACAGGAGCACTCCCCCATCTGCGCCCCTCGGCCTTGCCGTACTGGTCATAATGCGCCCGTGGGTTGGTGCGAAAGGAACTCGCCGCAACATCGGGATAACGCCTGAGGTAGTCCAGAGCATCCGCGTCAAGCTGTTCCACCCATCCCCTCCCATCACAAGTTGGACATTTTATCTGAGCCATTTCACACCTCCGTCCGTTCCTTCATCTCAAAAATGGCTATCCTTTCACTATCGTTTACCCCGAGGTGATGTATGCCATAACGATGGTGAATTGTTTGTTTGTGTCCACCAAGGCTGCGATGTCCTGCGGTGCCCCGTTAGCCGCATTGTAAAAACTCAACAAGATGTTTCCAGCTGAATTAACCCCGTAGCAACTGATCGCTGTCCCGGTTGTGTTATAGATAACCGTTATAGGAAGTGGAAAAACAAAAACCCCAGTTATACCAGCAGCAACAAGGGTAAGCTGTGTCCCGGCAGCATTGAGCGACCAATAACTCCCTGTTACCACATCATCCTTGCCGATATTATCTACTACGGCATGTGTATCGCCATTCCAGCGGCTTTGCATGGTGGCTTTGATATGGGCGGCATCCGTGCCGTCTTCAACCAGTATCGTACTGATTCGCAGCACTCGACCGGGCGTGCCGTCACCCCTGATTGCACTATCTAAAGCGGTCTTTCCAGACGCATATCGTGCCAACGCCCCGCTTGCCCGATAATACATATCCCCGTCAGCGTCGGAGCCGATGGCGAACCCGCCGTCCTTGAGAGTCACCCCGTCAATCTCTACCCCATGCCCCGCCGTGGACTCCGCGATATGGTCCGTATAGAGCGTCCCGGAGCCGGAATAATAGGATTGCAGTCTCCACCGCTTGTCGCCTGCGTTGGTATCAGGCGCGATAATTGCGGGAGAGCTTTCAGGCGCGGCGGAATCCACGTCCAAAAGGTATATGTAGAGCACGTTGGATACCCAGACGTGAGCGACTTCCCCATCCTTCAACCCGGCGCCGTCAATTGAATCCAGAGCCGTCGCTCCGCCTCCGGTTAATGCCGTCTTGCTCCAGTAGATTACCTTGTCAGCCATTATATGACCTCCTGCAATTCGAAGTTGATCCGGGTCAGCGTGTTCGTGATGTGCTCGATAGTGACCGGGTTCGTTCTTTTTGCGAACACTATTAGTTCATCGTCCGTGATGCTGTCTGCGGCCAGTCTTATTGCCAGAGGCATCGGTCCCACGGCATCGAATATGTCATGCTTGAAAACGAATGCGTTGGCCCTCGTCTCAATCATGGAAAGCCCCGAATGCGTTCTTACAACGTCCCTTTTGCGGAAATAGTTTGCCCCGTTCGGCATGGTCGCCTCGATTGAGTAATCCACGCTGCCCTCGCCCATGCCGTCACGTCCAGGGTTCTCAAACTCCTCCACGTTCCCGGCGCGCAGGACTCCGATGGAAGGCGCGGCCCCGGCGGTCAGAACGATGGTCACTATATGCGGCACGGTCTGCTCCGTGTATTCGGCCCAGAGCTTGCCGTTTGCCCCGGACAGGTCGGAGGCGTCCACCGTGGCGGCAGGATCGGAAGTCGAGTAGACGTAACCAGACTCGTTCGCATACCCCGATTCATTGACATACCCCTCCCCTGCCCCATAGGAGATGGTCACCGCCGTTGCATTCGTGTTGAACATGGCCACCGCCGACCCTTTGGACACGACAAGGCGGATCGTGGCGACCGTCCCGCTGGCCGCCTTCCAGACGTTCCCGGGGTAGTTGTCCCTCATGTTGGCCGCCGGATAGGACGCGTCGGATGACGAGGCCGTGTAAGCCGTCACGTTGTCGGTCAAAAGGTCTGGGTCAATGAGGATCTTCATAATTCACCTTTTCCGGCTTTTCCTCCGGCTTTATGTAGTTCATAAGGGGTTACGATAGGCGGTAGCCCCATATTTTTGTCGATGACCCCTCAACATGAACGGTTTTTGTCCCACCAGCAACAAACAAGTACAAGTTAGCTGTCTGCCCGGATGTCAAGTAAATCGAGATGCTGTTAAGGCATGAGAACTCGCCAGATGTGGACCCGGCATAAGGGTTCCCCCAAAACATGTAATAAATGTCACCCGTGGAAATACGCAGCTCGCAAGAACCATACGTGTGTCCGCTGGAAAGTTGTGACATATATACCTGTGCGCCAAGTAGATAGAATCCTGTGGCTGGTGCCGTGAAGACCCCATTGCTGAACACGCTACCGTTGTCATAAGTCTCTGTCCAATATGCCCCTTTGAACTCTACCGCTGTGCTGTCGCCGGTGCAGTCATCCAGATCCGCCGTGAGATAAGCTGAGAAACTTGATGATCCCATCCCGTTCAGCCCTTGCAGTATCCACCTCTTATCCCCCGGATTCGTAACCGGCGCGATGATGTCTGGGGAGGATTCAGCCGCCCCGGAGTCTGCATCGAGGCGGTAGATGTATTGCACGTTCGATACGTTCACGAATGCCGCGTCGTTGTCGGTCAGGGTGGCCCCGTCGATGCTGTCCAGCTTTGTCGCCTCGCCCCCGATCAGCCCCGTTTTCCCCATGAATACCAAGTTTGCCATTATATAACCTCCTGCAAGGTAAAACTGAGTCGCGAATAGTCATGCGTGATGTGCTCCATCTGCGGGTTTTCAAGGCACTTCGCGTAAGCCACGAACTCCCAGTCCGTGATTGCCGTGCTGCTGATAAGCCTGATAGCCAGCGGCTGAGGGCCTACCGCGTCGAATATCTCATGCTTCAAGGCCCAGATGTTCGCTCGCGTGTCGATGATGGACAGGCCGTTGAATTGTCTGACCACATTCCGTTTGCGGTAGTAATTCGCGCCGATGTTCAGCTCTTTCTCCACGCTGTAATCAATGGAGTTCTCCTGCATCCCAAGCGTCGGGTCCGGGAAGGTCTCGACATATCCCGCCCGGAGGATGCCCGCATAGACATTCTCCGCCGCCGTCAATTCGATCGTCACGACATGAGCCGCCGCAAATAAGGCGTAATCCGCCCAGAGCCGCCCGCCTGAGCCTGGTAGCGAGTAAACGACGGTTGCGGACACCTCCACGGTAGAGGCAAACGCCCAGTCCGTCTCAAAGTCCCAATCGGCCTCAAAAACATACTCCTCGCCCGATATGGCCTTCACGGTGGCAGACGTTGCGTTGGTGTTCAAGACTTCAACGGCTGAACCCTTGCTCACGTTAACCGTGATGGTCGCCGTGACAGCTTCGGCCCGCCAGACGTTCGTGGTGAAGTCATCCCGAAGATTCTCTTTCGGAAAGTTCGCATCCTCCGAGTCAACCGAATACGATTGCACGTTGTCATAAGGGGTGGAGGTGGAGTCCTTGTCGAAGATGATCTTCATGCGGCTGCAATGGCCCCCTCACCCTCAACGTTGATAATCAGATCGACAAAGTTGTATTGCAGTTTCCGCACGCGAATATAAGAGGACAGGTCCGCAACGTGCGCCGTATCGGGAATGGCGATCTTCTCCCCCAGAGCCGGGAAGTTCCCCGCAATCATCGGAATGTCCATGCTGATTCTGGGCGCGTTTTCAAGCGCAAGGATGTCCGTCAGGGCCGCGTTGATGTTGGCCGCCGTCTCATGGTAAGGGTCCGTGGTCGTGGTCGGCCCGTAGGGATACGAGGACTTGGCGTTGTAGACCACGCCGTCGGATGTGCATGTAATCATGGCATAAGGTGTCTTGTATTGATACGTCGGAGCCGCGAAATACTGATATTCCGTCAGCGTCCGGGTTCCGTTGTCTCTCTTCATGTCCACAAGGTAAGCCGTGGAACCGACAACATAAATCAGATGCGAGTAAAACGCCGCGATATCCGAGGCCACGTTGATCGCCAGCCGTTCCGAAGTCAGCGTCCAGAGGACATTCGGGGAGGATGCCCGCGCATAGGTTGTGTTGACTGTTGTGATTTCCGGGATGCGGGTCAGGATCGCCGTGAGGACTGCGTTTAGCGTCCCGTTCCAACGGGGGGAAAGGACCGAGAAGTTCGTCCACTTCGTCGGCGTCGTCCCGGTCGCCGTGAAGATAACGCCCGTGGCATTGGAGCTTGCGCCCACGTTCGTGAAGTCGTCGTCAGCAACGTAGTTCGTTATCTCGTATACCTGATTGACGACCAGCGGCCCCACGCCCTTCGTGGCCCATGTCTCGTCATAGCTCGGCCCAAACAGCTTGTAGGTGATCGCCGCTCTATTGAATGATGTCAGGTGCGCCGTGCCGGAGAAAACGAGTTCCTTCGCCGCCTCGGTTGTGTCGGTGTAGTAGATGGATATCGGGCACGATGCCGGCGGCGGCCAGTCTGCCTGGAACAGGTAAGGGTTGAACGTGATGCTTCCAAACTGCATTTCGGCATAGCCGCCGTGATCCGAGGGGATGCAGAGCGTCGGCGCGTCGAAGCCGATGATCCGCGGCTTCCAGTTGTAGGTGAGCGCATGGCCCTCAACGGAGACGCGGTTCACGACTGCATTTATGGTAATTTCAACTAACAGCATTACGCATATACCCTTTGCATCGTTCCGATGCCGCTCGATGCCCTATCCACGAACACCTTGTCCGCAATCACTCGCATGCGCCCTTTGATTTCTTCGCCGTCAAGGTAGATATGGAACACGTTGCCGCCGCGCCGGTTCTCGTCCGCCGGAACCACCCGCTCGCCCTTATGGAGCCGTGCCGGGAAGTTGTCATAGGGGACGTAGTCGATGCCGGAGGCGAGAGGCACGGACCCGGACATGATATCGGGGAGATTATCCATGGCTGGCCCTATCTGACCGAGGCCACCTCCGCCGCCAGCGTCCATCGAAAAACTCGGCTTTTCAAATGACAACATATCTCCAACGATATCATTTATGAGTGCTTTTGCGCCGAATCTCATAGACTGCTGGATGACCTTGCCCGTTGCCCAGTCGGCAATCCCGAGACCATTGCCGCCCGACACCGCCGTTGAGGCATAATATCCGCCAACCGCAGCGATCAAGCCTGATATCAATGCCCCCGCAATGCTCCCCCCGTTACCCAGCGATGTCAGCACGCCAGCCACGCCTGCATGAGCGGCCATTATTGCTGCCGTCTGCATGGCCGTGTATCCAGAGGCGAGCAACCCGGTGAAGGCCGTTGCCTGTACGCCCGCCTGTGCAATTGAAACCGGAAGTGACGCCATGTACGTCGCAATGGCCATCACGATATGTCCGCCAATTTGGATGATTGCAGGCATATATCTTTTGAGCCAGTTCGACTCTCCCGGATTGACAATCCTCTCATCCCCGTTCCGCATATAGATGTGCATGTAATCGTCTTTGGTTCCCTGCTCCGCCCAGAGGACATTCGGGTTCATCGACCCCGTGATCGGACTCATGCCGAATTCATGCACATACGGGTCCATCGACTCCGGCGGGGCCGTGTAAATGTTCGGGTTGTAGGAATCGTGAACCCAATCGAGCAAATACTTATAGTCGTCGAAGGTTAATCCTTTTGACGGGTCGGCCGGTTGCAAGCCACCGTAGAGGAATTTGTAATACTTGTCGTCAAGATATTTTGCGGCATAGGTGATGGGATCGGAAATTGGGTCATACGCCCATCCGTCGGCAGTCGCTCTTTTTGTATTCCACGTCTGGTTTTTATATGCCATCCCGCAGTCGGCATAAATCTGGTTGTAGTCCGAGGGCGGCGGCTCTTCGTCTCCACTAACAGGCCCACCGTCAAAATATCCATACGGCTTCTTGTTTGTGCGCATATAATCAAGATAGGGAATGGTTGTCGCGTTGACAGCTGACCGGGGCATTATGAACTCTCCGGGGCTGACAAGTGCTAAATGCGTGTCGTTTCGGGGTGAATCTCCGGGAACCGATGCCCTCCCCGGCACAAGCCCATAAGCGTATTGAGGGACAAGCCCGCCTTCGTGCCACGAATCCCACGGATCGCCCAACCACTTGGCCAACGCCTTCAGCGCGCCGATAACGGCAATACTGGCGGCATTCCAGATAGCGGTGAAGGTCATCGTGATTTCTTCCCCCGCCGCGCTGATGATGCTTCCCATGTAACTTGTGAAGTCGCCCAGCATCCCGCCGCTTCCGGTCAGCGTGTCCGACCATTCGCTTGCGATCCCAGCAAACCCCTTCTCTCCGGTGAGTGCATCCGAGAACGTATCCCACCCGGCCATGAGCGTGCCTGATATATCGGTTTCCCCCATCGCGGAAACGATGTCATCGTAACCGGAACTGAGGCTGTCCCAGAGGCCGGAACCGGAGGAGGTAAACATATTGGAGAACTTGTCCCAGCCTCCTTTTAAGCCACCGAGGATGTCCGTATCCCCCATGTCTCCGACCAGCGAAGTATAAGCGTTCTTCGTAGCGGTCCACAGACCATCGAATGCGTCGCCGAGCTTATTCAGTCCCGGTTGCATCAATTCAGCCATCTTGACCTTTACCATATCGCCGATGCAGTCCGTGAATGTGCGGAGCATGGTATCGGTAAAGGTACCCCATATCTTTTGAATGTCAACCGTCCCGGTCTTGATGCCGTCGAAAAGAGTGTCGCTGATGGCGGTCTTGGAGGCGTTGGCGAAGTCAATGGCCATTTTCTTCGAGTTGCTGGCCCATGTCCCGCATTGTTCTGCGGCCTTCTCGAAACCGATCCTGAGCCCGCCGAAGAAGTCATTGGTTGACAGTGTTTTCTCGTCATCCAGAAGTTTGAGCTGGTTAGTCGCCCACCGCTCGGAGGCCACTTTGTCGCCGGTCAGCTTTTCATAATCCTGCCGCTGCTTCTCGATCATGGCCTTCATGGACTCGTAGTATTGCCCCTCGTATCCATCGAGGTCCTTATACATAGCCCGCATGGCGGTTGATCGCTTGTCGGCGAGGTCAAGAGCGGCTTTCTCTTCCTTGTCCATGCGCTCAAGGGTTTCCTTTGTCAGCTTTGCCCCCGCCTCGCCTTCGTCCTTCATCAAATCAATGGCGACATCGGCTGCTTTCTGCCAAGACTTGATTTCGTCCTTAGCGGCTTTCTCCGCGTCCTTCGCCATCTGGGCGAGATACTTTGCGTTTTCCTCTTCGGTCTTGGCGAAGAGTTCCATTTCCTTTTTATAGGCGTTCTCTTCCCACTTGATCCGTTCCTCTGCGGCCTTCTTGGCAGCCTTCGATCCTTCTTCGATAGCTTTCTTGTGGTTCTCCCTCGTGGCGATCTGCTGTTTCAGTTTATCAATCGTTGCTTTATAAGGAGCTATCAGGGCGTCGGTGGCCCTCTTTTCCTCGTTGATGTTGTCCGTGTGAGACTTAAGGGATTTGCTCGCGTCTTTGGTGGTGTTCATCGTGGCGAGGATGCGCTTTTCCGCCTCTTCCTCGGACTCCATCCACGCATCAAAGGCCGGAACGACCCACTTCCAGATTTTCGATGCAAGGGTTTCGGTGGAGAGAGCCGCTACGTCAACCGATTGCCCGAACTCATCGATCAACTCATCTTGTTCCGTGAAGGTCTTTTTGAGATAACCGAATGCATCGAACAGAGCGACCAACGTCTCCATAGCAAAGACGCTAACCGTGGTCTTGATATTAGCGTACTTCGCTTCAAGCTGTTCAATTTTATCGCCAGCGTCATTGACTTCGCCGGTCATTTCGGCCTGTAACTTTTTGGCCTCAATCATGGTGATGTTGTAGAGAGCTTGAGTCTTTTCGGCCTCGGTCATCTTTTCGTAGAGGTCGCCCATCGTTGTCTCGAGGTCGATGGCCGAACCCATGAACATCTTGAGGCCCTTCGTCCTCCCGGTTTCAAGGGCGGTAGTGAGCTGCTGCAATGACTCCGTGGCGGTCATCCCCACGGTATCGCCAAGCAGTCGGGCGGCGTCGGCAAGGTCGGTGAGCTGCGAAGGATCGAGGCCCTTGGCAAGCCCGCCGAGAGCAATGCTCATTAGGTCCGCTCTGGAAACAAGGCCGTCGCTGGCCTTCTCCATCGCGGACACAATATCATCGGCGGTCGTGTCGTACTTGCGGGCGAGGTTGTTTAGAATCCCCTCTTGCTCCTTGAAATCTGCGCCCGCCTTGGCCAGATCCCACGCCTTCCCGATGACTCCCACGGCCACGGCAATCGCAGCCGTGACGGCAATGTAGTGGGATTTCAGAGAGGATATAAGGGAGGTCTGTTGTCCGAACTGCTGTTCATTGAGGCGGGTTATTTGATCGTTCTTCGCCCGCTCCGCACGCACCATCTCGTCAGCGGAATACTTCCCGGACTTCTCGATAAGCTTGTAAGCGTTCTCAGCGGCCTTCCGGCTGTTATCGAAATACTCGTTTGTCTTGACTCCAAGGGAACGCCACGAGGTTTCAAGTCCCTTCGTGGTGGCTTGAGCGTCGGCGGGCATTGATGCAAGCTTCTGCTTATAAACCTTGTCATCGAGTGATAATTCAACGTAAATTGATCCGAGCTTTGATGCCATTATCCGCCCTCAATGATGCTGATTACGTTGCCCTTCACCGAGTCGAGCGCGGGGCGAAGGAAAGGCTTTTTGCTCATCTTCACAGATCCAAATTCTATTATGGGAGCATAGAACGCCCCACGCTCCGCGCCTTTTTTTGAACCGCCTCCCGCAATCCTGCTTCCTGCATAGACCCGAACATCCAGAAATGGATCGCCGGATAAACGACGGACGCGGATGGTATCGCGCAGTGTCCCGGTATCCACCGGGCATAAACTCCGCGCCCGGTCTGCTATCTGCTCACAGGCTTTTTCAAGGCCGCCCATCGCCTTGTTCTCGATCTCTGCCGTGATGACCGCCGGAGCCCAGTCTTTCAGCGTTACCTTTGCCCGCCCCATCACATCCTCCCGTGGAAGTGGTGAAACAGGCGCAGCACTCGCTCGAACGTGCCGGTCCTGTCCCGCACCCCGTATGCGTCTATCGCCGCCCAAACTGCGAGCTGGTTTAGCCCGATAACCACGTCATGCTTTCCGTTGTGCATAGTCAACACCTGAGATTGGACCATCATATAAACCCTTATAGCGTCCTCATTGCTCACCTTTGCCTCAATCCGGCACGTTTCGCACGGCGGCTCTCCGGGAGGCTTCCTTTCTGCGTATATCTGCCGGCAACCGGCGCAACTTGGGGCATACTCAATAGTCCATTGCGCCGCCTCGATCAGTTTTTTTCGGACGCCTCCAACTGCTTTGCCTCTTCATCCGCGAGCGTTTTCAATGACTCGGTAATGAATTTAGAGAACTTGACGGAGCGAAGCATAAGCTTCAGCTTGTTCTCTTTCGTGCAGGGGATGGGATTTCCCTTGCCGTCGGTGAACCCTTCCCAATCTTGGATGATGTGATCCCAGAACAGCTCGTTTTGAAGCTCATCGTTGACATCCTCCCACTCGAAGCGGTGCGGAGTCCCTTCCACCTTCTTGAACTCCACCCGCTTCTTTACCGCCTGCTTGCGGATCGCCTTCAGGACGTCGGCGGTCATGGTGCGCAGTTTCACCTTGCCGCCTCCGTCCATCTCGAAATACCGCCCAACCTCATCGTCGATATTGATGACTGTCATGCTCCATACCTTTCCGCCCATTAAGGGCTAACATGTTAGGAGCCCGTGCCGACCTGCTCCATTGCCGCGCCAGTCACCTGCCCCTCAAAGCTGATCGTGCCGATGCCGCTCCGGGGGAGGCTGATCGCGTCACACTTGGTGATGTAGATCGAACCGCCTGCTCCGACCCTCCAAAAAGTCGAGGTGTTGGAGTAGAGATACAGGTTCGTCAGGGCCGTAGCCGCCTTGCATGCCGTTGCGAGCGCCTTCTGCCCCGTGCTGTCTCCCGGATCATAGTTCCCGCTGAACGAGATCGTCCCGGGGTCGTTGATGCCGTCAACGCAATACTCCGCGACGGTATCGCCGAATGCGGCGTCTTTCTTGATCGTTGAAATCGCCACCCCGCTGATGCTCCATTCCGTGATGTTCGCAACCACCACGGAGCCGTACATCACCTTTCCGTGAAATCCGCATGCCTTTGCCATTTCAATTACCTCCTCGTTAAGACTGCTTTACGCAGCCGATGTTTCAAACCTCATTGCCTCTTTCGGCAACCCTATCGCCGTCGACTCTACCTTATAAATCTTGCTGTAGCGGTTATGCAGCCACTTATAGGCCACCCGGAACCCTTTGCCCGGCGTCCATGTGAACGGCCTCAGGCAGTAGTGCTCACAGAAAGCATCGATTACAAACGCCGTGCCGCCCATCTCCCACGCCTGTAGGACTGCCAGCGTCCCGTACAAGTCCCAACCTTCCATTTCCTCATCGAACCGGAATCCGGAGGCCATGTTGATAATGAGGCAGCACTCATCAAAACAAACTGCAGGATATGGGAACTCGTGATAGTTGCTCGTATCGAAATGAAGCGGAATCCGCATATCCTGAAACTTCCCGCAGATCCGGCCCTGATTATCCTTACCGACCACCCCAGCCACAATCCAATTATCAGGCAGCAGCTTCAGTTGTTCCCGCACCTGGGGGATCCACCCCTCCCTGTAATACATATCCTGATGTGTCAGTACGGCAATGTCCGTCCCTTCCTGAGCCATCATGTCAAGGAGCTTGTTCAAGCCCTGCGTGGCCGATTCCGCGCCTTCAAGGAAACGGACATCGCCGACGATCTGAGACCGCCGGAGCACCATGTCAAAACGGATGCGGTCATTGATAAGCACTCCGAAAGTGAGCTTCGGTTCCTTTATCCACCGCCCCGGTTCGAAGTAATTGAACAGGGCAAACAGGTCCGGGCGGTAGGCCGTGACTTCCTTGTCGGCTTTGTGGTGCATGGCCATCTCGCCATCCCATGTCCCGGAGTCCAGCGAGAACGGATGCTCACGGAATATCTTGCCCTTGACGAAGGACTGCTGCCCGCTGACCTGGCCTTTCTTGATGTTGCCCGGGTGCGCTTCGAGCGTGTTCGTGCAGTACCGCCTCAAATACGCCACGTTACCGGGGATCGCCTGCCCGCGCTTCATGGAGATAACGACAATATCCTCATCATGCTTTTTGATTGCCGCCATGACTCCCGGTTCATACATGTCGTCGTCATCGGCACAGACGTAGTAGTCGTTGTCGATGATCGGGTAATGCTGAATGAACCAGTTGCGCTTGAAGTTTCCGGGGATAACCGCCTTGCCTTTCATCTCTTCGGCCTTCATGGGGATGATCGCCGGATGAATCCACGGCTCTTTCCAATCAATCGCCTCGTCCTCGAACATGATCGGATGGAGGTGAATCCCCATCGGGCGGTAAGCCTCAATCAGGACGTTCTTCTGATTCTTTCGCCAGAAGGGAATGACAAGGTGTACCTGCTTTGACTTCAGGTATTCGGCGCAAACCTTTTTCGCGTCGTGTTTTTCCTTGACATAGGCATACAGAAAATCCGAATCATCCGGGTTATACTTCTGTAGCTCGCCTTCGATCCATTCCCGTGTCAGTTTGTGCTTGAACCGCCGCCCCGAGAAGTTGTGCTTTGCAATCTCGCCTATGTTGTCGCGGGTTACATATCCGTCACCAAATGCCCCGATATACTCCCGATTATCGGCTACCAGAACGGGCTTGCCTTGCGCGAATGATTCAAGGACTCCGCGCCCTAAAGTGATCACGAGGTCCGCCCAGGCGATCTGCTTTTCAACGGGCTTATCGAGGTCACTCACCCGAACCTCGAACCGTTTTGACAGGAACTCGAACGGATCCGGATCCACCGGATACCGCCGGACGATTAGAATGCGGGAAAGGGCCTTATGAGGGCGCCGCTGTGCCAATATCTCTATCGGCTGCGGAATGATGTCACTCTCGAAGCCCCTCTCCCGGTTAAACTTCTGGACTTCCTCGCTCACGGAGACATACCGATCCGCGCCGGGGTTCATGTATTCGTCGGGAATCCAGCCGTGCGCGATAAAGACTTTGTGCGCCGGGTTCTTGCAGATCGCCTCGATATGATGAGAGCAGATTATGAGGTCATAGTAATGGGAAATATGATCCTTCGGATACGGCGACATAGTGACTTCATGCCCCATCGCGTTCAGGGTCTTGCCGACAAGGTGCAGAAATCTGGAAGAGCCGCCCTCGCTGGCCGAACCGGATACATATTTTGCGGTGATAAGGATTTTCATGCGGTCCCTTTCTATGTGAACTCGGTTAAAATCATGTAGTCAACAACGTAATGGAACACCTTCTGCGTCCCCGCCGTTGTCGTGTAATCCTCCACGGACAGGAAGGCCAGCTCACGCTTCATGCAAATATGCGTCTGACTGGTTATGGTTAAGGCGCAGTCATCGTAAAGAGCTTTCAGATAAGTATATAAATCCTCCACCTCCCCGGAGCTTGACGCCGAACTGAAAAGGTCGAACTGAAAACGCGCCTCCTCGCCATGCTTTGCGAACACGTTGTCGGGGATGTCTGACACCAAACCGTAAACCGCATAGGGGAACTCGGCGCCGTCAGGCGCAGCCCCCTTATACAGCCGCCCGCCGATGGCTGTATCAAGGGATGAGCCGCCGAACTTAGTGAATATGGCTGTTGTCACTGCCTTCATTACGCCGCTTCCTTGCACAATAGATCGAGAAACTTATGATCCATCGAGGGGTCGATGATGCTCACAATCGTAAAATAACGTCCGCCCCATGACACGCGCCATGAGGTCTTGAGTACGCTCCGATACCTTATCCTTATCCGGTGAGTCACGACCATAACCGTTGCATTGGCCTGGATGGTATCATTCGCGCTCACGGGCCACACACTTCCCCAAACCGTGGCGGCATCGGTGAAAGTTACAGTCCATCCCCCCATCCCGTCTGAAACCTTTGTGGGATGCTGCAATGTGACACGTTTTGAGAGGTCCCCGATGCTCATAAAAACTCATCCCAGAGCCGATGGCTCGCCAGTAAATTCTGGACCGCCTTGTTTTCGTGATACCCGAAACTATTCAACACTTGCCCTTCCCGGTTCGACCATAAGTCGGCGCATACGAGCAGCAGGGCCGCCTTGATCTGATAGGGGATTGAGGCAGCAGCAGTCCAGCCACAGGTGAACTCTATCGAGATCGGGTTCGAGGGATACGGAGTGAACGAAGGCCAGCCTTCACCATAAGGAAGCACGAGCCGCCCGATACCTGGCCCGTTGGTCTCAACGAGGTAGTCAGTCAGGGCAGCGAGGGTTGTCGTGTTGCCGTCGCTGTCGAAATACTTCACCGCGTCAACTGTTTGAAGGTTGCCGAAGGGGAGCTTGATAAAATTATCAGCCGGGAAAGAATCGAGATAGTAATACCACGTCTGCGTCAATAGCTGCCTTCGGGTGATGTCCTCAACGTGTCCTATGGCTGCCGCCCGGATGTCCGTCAGGAGCGAATCCTCGGCGGTTGTAGCGGCATTTACGAGGATGGACGTACCGAACTCGCAGGCGGCCAGCAGCACCTTCGATGCGGTCCTGATATACTGCTTTGATCCGGTATACTGCTTTTTGTAGTCGGCGTTATGGTTCGCCGTCGTGACCTGAGTAAACGCCCCGCCCGTCCAATCGGTATAAGGTCCAGCCAACGCGTCGGCTTCCTGTATCTTCGTGTCAACGGTTCCGGTCGCACCATTCGTTCCGTGGTGGACAAGAACTTCAGCCTGCTTCCCGATCACAGAAACGCCCGTGCCTACATGGGTCGTGTAGTTGTCGGCTATGGCCTTTGATCCGTAGGCAAGGCATTGGGTCAAGGTCAGGTTGCCGTCAAACGAACCGGAGTCGAGCCGAAGATGGAGCTTCAGCTCATCCAGCGTGATCGGGTATAGGGTTGGAGCCGTTTTTAAGACTGCGTTCATCGCCGTTTCCTCTTGCGTCTCTGCTTCTTTGCTCTGGCGGCTTCTTCTTTCTGCTTTGCGATACCAGTTTTCATAGGCTCATGCTAAAACCGGGGCGTCGACCGCCCGCCCCGGTGTAAGTGGTCAGGCTACAAACCGACCGGAACTTCCTTCCACATCAGGGCCAAGTTGACGTTCACGCCAGCCGCGCCGAGTGCGCCCATAACGGTCACAGTACCCGGAGCCGCCGCAATCGCGCCCTGAAGGTCACCGCTTGTCACCTCCGCGCCCACGGTATTGATCGCCGCCGTGTTATGGAACAGAGGCCACGCAAGAACCGGAGCAACGGCGATGGTTGCAACAGAGTAGGCCAGGGCTGCCCCGCCCGTAAGCCCGACGCTGCCCGTCAGCAGGGTGGAGCCCCACAGCGGAGCCGCCGTGGTCGTGGTCGGGGTTGTAGTCTGAGCCGAGATTGCCAGCACCACGCCCGTCATGGCCGCCGAGGTTGCATAAACGATGACAGACCACTTGTTGAACAGGCAGTTGACGCCAGATCCCGGCGGGTTGTAGATGATCAACCCGATTGCGGAGGTTGCCGTATAGAGTGCGACTTCCATGTCAAGCGCCGTGGCGAAGAACTGCTTTCCGCCGAGGGTAGCGTCTCCATAGTCGCCCTCTACGATGAGGCCGCCCAGATTATTCGTCCGGAGCGGATTTGACCCGGACGATGCCGAGGTTATCCTTCCAATTTTACCGTACATTTTCATTTCCTCCCTTCGGCGCTAAACCGCCGCCTGCTGAATCGCGTAAATATCCCTCAAGTCCTCCACCCATCCGCCGTTATGGAAAACGTATTTCGCCCCCGTATCAACAGCATGAAAGGTGGAGCCCTCCGGCACGTCCGTGGTCACGGACAGTTGATCGCCGTCTGCGCCGTTCCAACGCTTGATGACTGTTTCAAGACAAGCTGCCATGATGCACCCCCTTTACAGGATCGCCTCCGCGTAGGCTCCCGTTGACATCGGGACGTAGAAGAGATGCGCCGTGGCCGCGATGGTTGCCGCCTGAGTCGCGTCGTCGCCAAGCATTCCAATGGTTCCGACTGTCGCCACACCCGCAGCGGAGACACCGCCGAGAATGTGCATCAAGCCCGCCGCTTCCAGATCGGTCAACCCGGCACTGTCGCTGATTGATGCCGTTCCGACAGCAACAGCACCGCCGACAAACATAATTCGCCCATACGCGCCGAGATTGGCAATACTCGCGCACTTCACGCACATGGCATTGACGGCGATCACCGGGGTGGTGAATGTGCAGTTGAAAAGAACCTGGGTTGCGTTGGCGTCAGCCGCCGCCGTGAGTTCGATGAAAAGCTGTTTGACTCCGATCCGACCGTAGATGTTGAAAAGCTCCGTCTGGGCCGTGTCGGTAAAGTTTGCCGCCACAAGGACGCCGCCCGTGGTTTCGACGTGCATCCCCATGATGAGGTCGCCGATGACTTCCCTTGTTGAAGGACTGTAATTTCTCATTTGCTTTCCTCCTTTGGAGATGGCCGGGGGCCTATTCAGCCCCCAAGCCAGTTAAGGGTTAGGCTACCTGAGTCGGAGGAGCGGACTGCTTGTAGCGGAACCGGTCGAGGATGTAGAGGACGTTGGCAAT